AAAAAATGATTATCTACACTATAAGGACAGTTTAGAGGTTCCCCCTTGTTAATAAAAAAAAGTGATTATCTCATATAGAGATAACCACCTGCCCATCCAGTATAGGTGGGATCATGTAACTTAGCACGATCATTTATGATCCTTAAATCATATCTAACGTGCTTTGCTGGTGAGTTATATGATGCTGGTTTGTAAACTTCGCCAGTATTCTTATCAACGAAAGCATGAACACATCCTTCACGATATTCATTTTTATCCTGGAATGTGTCAAAATCATGTTGCATGATCTTATAATACTTTCTACCGTTCTTTATTACAAACTTAGCAAGATTAGCAGTTCCATTCTTTATACTTTCTAACTGATCTTTTGACCATTCAGATGTATAATTTTGGTGCATTCTTACACTATGTTGTTTGTAATTTTCCGTCAAAGATTCTGTATAGGATTGTGTCCAGTCTAGAATTCTTTCAGGTAAAGTTGACATAAATGCTCCAAAAAATGTAAATTAGTGGGAGAAACATTAAGGGTAAGTATTTTTAATTCAACGTGATGTCTCTGCTTCTAAGTCAGAGTAGTTGAACCCTTAATATGTTTCTCACTATAAGGACAATTTAGAGGTTCCCCCTTATTAAATTCAACAAAATATAGTTCTTCTAACTTATATGCTTCACATTCACGCTCTTCATTGTTAGTAACTCCACGTATATCTTGACAACAATGTACTAACTCATGTAATAATGTTTTAACGTGTTCTTGATAATCTTTCACGACATTTGTGTCGATATGTATTAAGAACTCATCACCATTCTTCTCCTGCCAACCTTTAACATTGTCCTCAGATAGGTCACAATAGTTTACCTCTACATCATATTTACGGAGTAGAGGATATTTATTGGTGATAAAATAATGACTAAGAAGTGCTATTTCAGAGTCAATACATTCACCTGATGTATATAATGTCATGTTGATTGCACTCCTAAGTTGAAGTTTGCACGAGAGAATCCTTCACGATTAACTATCTTATAAGAACCGTAATCGTTGGTTAAAACATAACCTTCATGGTCACATCTTTCTTCTTCGATATAACATTCAAGAGAATCATCTGCTTCAATATATGTAAACAAATCCATCTTAATTGACTGGACTAATTTCCATAAACGTAGCATATTTACATCACAATCATTATCATGTGCTATTGCCTCTAATGTTAAATCATCTAACTCAATATCATGCTTAATACATGCATTAAGGTGCTTCTTTATCCTTGCTATTTGTCTAGTAGTTCCAGGATATTCACATAATGTTGATATTTGTCTTGCAAAATTACATCTTTCAATAATATCTTCTCTATCATCTTCGATATAAACATCTGGTTTAATAAACAAGACGTTAGAATCACTTTCTAAATTATATTCTAAAGGGAAAGCAACGGCATCTCTCACATCTTTATCAGCAATGTAATAAGTATGAGGTGCAATTATAATATTATTTGTTACTTTATCTTGGAAATAATATCTGATGGTATTAGGATTGTAATTATCGCTGCCACCAAAACCGATAAAATCACCTTGGTAGATAGAATCTGTAACAGGAAGATTGTCAAAGCAGTGATGCAAAATATTTGCCACTTCTCCTTTATGGTTGTTATCAATGTCTCTATGGTTATAGTTGACTTTGATTTTGTATTTGTTGAAGACACTTTTTGTACCTACGAAGAATTTATTATTAGAAGGATTAGTACCCCAAACTATTGCTGGAGAACCGTCAATCTTTGCTGATATGTTACCATTAGCAGTGAACCAGTTTAATACATTTAAGTCACCACTAATTACACAATCTTCTGGGTGTTCTAAATGTTTGTTTTGCATGGTAATAATAAAGTAAATTTTAACATTAAAAAGGGGGTATGTAAACCCCCTAAGTATTATAATCTTAGAGACTTACACCCGCTAACTTTAACCCTTCTTTGGTTAATGCTTCCAATAATAGTAAAGGAAGGAGAGCGATTGCGAAAGCATCACGAGGATAATCTTTCACGAGTTTCTGTAAATCAAGACCATTATTTGTTGGAGTTGCTGTTACTTCAGTCACTTTATTCACCTTTGGTTGTGTAACTTTATTTACACTTTTAGGTGTCTTAATTGATGACTTCTTAACAGAAACTACCTTTGTTTCTTGAACAATAGATGGAGAAGTTGGTGCAGTAGCAGTTGCTTTTGCGGTAGATCTTCTTCTTCTTGTTGCCATAAGTAGTCATTTCAATAAACTGTGGGGTTGTCCCCTCACTATAAGGACACTTTAGAGGTTCCCCCTTATTATCATAAAAACCATTCAAGTGTTCCTCTTGCATCACTTATTCTGTTTTTTATTAATTTACCATAACTCTCATGCAATTCGCACCCTAAGTAATATCTTCCCAGGGATTTTGCGACCATTGCTGTAGTTCCAGATCCCATAAATGGATCTAAAATAATATCATTTTGTTCACTACCTGCCTTAATACATGGTATTATTAAATCAGGTGGAAACACCGCAAAGTGACTACCTTTATAAGGTTTATTTGTTATACTCCAAACTGATCTTTTATTCTTTGTTGGATATGATTTAGTTAATCCTGAATGTGGTTGTAATCCTGTACCTTCATTATGATATTTGCCGTCAGTTCTATCTCTAGTTCCCCAATCTTGTGCTTGTTCTTTAATAGCATCATTATTATAATAATAATGTTTATTCTTACTTAATAAGAACAAATATTCATGTGATTTAGTACATCTATCCTTCACACTTTCAGGCATTGGGTTAGGTTTATGCCATATAATATCTTGCCTTAAGTACCATCCATCTGCTCTTAATGCAAATGCTAACATCCAAGGTATACCAATTAGATCCTTTTCTTTATACCCTTTTAATCTATTTCCACGTCTAGGGTTACTACCTTGCGGTAAATCTTGATTAGTTTTAGATACTGATTGTTTAGGTAATGCTTCACCTTTTCCAGGACGATAGTTATAATAACTATCACCAATATTCACCCATAATGTACCATCATCAGTTAAATTATCTCTAACTAATCGAAATACTTCCACTAATTGTTGTATAAACTCTTCTGGAGTTTGTTCCAATCCTATTTGTTTATCTTCTCCTCCATAATCTCTTAAACCATAATAAGGCGGGGATGTTACACACATCCTCGCCTTTTCATCAAATTGTGTTAATGTATCTCTACAATCTCCAAATAAAATTAAATCTTTCAAGATGCCCTCCATGCCACATAAACTATAAACAATAATCCTAATAAGATTGTAAAAGTAATAGGAAAAAATGGTATTACTGTAAATGCATGTAATAATTGTGCAATTACAATACCAAGAAAGATCCATAGAATCCACATACCTATTTTATTGTGACGACTACCTCGTTGGTAATCTACTTCATAGAGAAAATCATTCTTCCAATAGTCATTAGAAGCATATTCACTCTCATGTATTTTTCTTTCAGTCATGTCATTCTATACCCACCAGTTGATCCTAGTTTGTTATTTGCCATCCATATTCCATAATGACTAGGATGAGTTTGACTTCTATTCTTAGCATCAATGTTAAGTAACTCATTTATATCTTTGGATATAAATTGTGGGTTATTTAATCTTAGTAGATAAGATGCCCACATAATTCTTTTTTGATGTTTGTCTAGTTTCATTTTCTAATTACAGAGATTGCTGGTTGACCTTGATTAAAAATAGTATCAACAACTGCTTCAACTTTACGAGATGTACTAACACCTACTCTATCATATACTGGCACAGAAATCAACCCAAAAGTCTTACTTTCACTGCCTTTTCTTATTACTCTACCAATAGTTTGACTAATAGTAATGTAATCCATATTTCTTAAGAATATTGCTGCTTCTAATCCTCTTACATTTATACCCTCAGATAATATACTATGATGTAATACTACAAATCTTTTAGTAGGATCATTGCCCCACTCATTGAGAGTATTAAAGAATGATTCACGATCTACTTTCTTACCATCAACAATCGCTCCAGTCTTAGCAGTAATATACATCCAGGAATATCCACGATCTTTTAAGTTGATGCAAAAATCAGATTGTGATACTAGATTAACAATTTGTTTGGTAGATCTAGCACAAACTAATACTTTATCACTATCAATCTCATCAAGAGTAGATGTAACATAGTCGCAATCATGCTCATGCTTAAATCTACTATCATCTTGAACATCTATCTTCTTAATCTTAACTTTAGGTGCTAAGATTACACCTTGACGTACTAAATGAGGTGCTGGTACATTAACTAATACTTTACCATAAACTTCCTCATTATTCATTCCTACTCTCTCAGTAGAAATGCTATGCTTAGGAGTAGCAGTAAAGAAATAGCACCTACGGTTATTTGTAGTTGCAAAAAATCTAGTAGCAGGGAGAAAGTTTCTCTGAACACTATTATGTGCCTCGTCAAAGTAAATAGTATCTATTACAATAGCAGATTCTTGTACTTTATGTAAAGAATGGTACGTTGTAAATATTAATCTATTCTTAATAGTATTATTATTCCATACTCTTATCTTGTGAGTATTTGTTGTGCTGTAATAATGTGTCTCTCCACTATGAACATGGAGTACATCTACATTATCAATTAGTTCTAAAAAATTTGCACATAATTGTTGTGCTAATAATATACGAGGTGCAACAACTACAATAGTTTTAGATACACTATCTGCAAATTGTCTCTTAGCATCCTCAATCATACAAATAGTCTTACCACCACCAGTAGGAACAATTACTTGCCCTTTAGTGTGATGCTTAAGAATATCAACAATTTGTGTCTGATGTGGACGCAAATTAATCATAAAATAATACCAATAATAACATTATATCATAAAATCCCTTAAAACGCCATAGAGACGCTTAGAGGGACGTTATAGGTGGAAGGTGGGTCACAGCACGTGCGAAGTCTGTTGGACGTTACCCTGTAGTATCCCTTCCAATATAAGGACAGTTTAGAGGTTCCCCCTATTTCTTATTCTTCTCTCTTCTTGCTCTTTCCTTATGTGTTACTGGATGCTCTAATTCACTCTCTTTACTCTTACCTGTTGCCTGTAATCTTAAATCTCTTAGTTTCTTTTCACCCTTACGTGTTAATGCTTGTCTCTCTTGTCTGGTGTATGATCCTTTACTTGTACCAGCATTGGCAGTTCCCTTATTAACTTTATAATTAGGGTCAGCAGTTTTCTTAGTTTTCTTAGATAGCATCTTATCTGCTTTCTTTTCTAACTCTTTCTTACTTCCACCAGATTTACCTGCTCTTCTCTCCATTGCTGCTTTACGTTGTGCTTCTCTTGCCGATAACTTAGCAGAACCTCTTTCCTTTTCAGGTTGTTGTTGTGTTCTTGATTTAGGTTTATTTGTACCTGCATCTTTTCTAGTCTTGTAATCCTTAACAACCTCAGTTTCTCCACCACCGACTGCTTTCTTTCTATTTCTTTCTATTTCTCTCTTCTTTCTAGCAGCACGAATCCGTCCTTCTTCTCCAGGTGCCCTAGATGCCTGACCTTCTAGTTCTTTATCGTATGCTTCAGTGATAAATTGATGGAAAGATTTCATCTGAATATATTTTTTAGTTATTTATGGTTGTACTGCCTTATCCTTTTCTTTCTCTTTCTTTCCACCTTTAGATACTAAACCATTATCATAGAAATACTTAACTCTTTCTCTTCTTAATTGTATCAACTTATCATATTGTTTTTGTTGTTCTTCTGTATAAGAGAATGATTGTTTTCTCCAGGATTCTCGCAATTCTGCAAGTTGCTTAAGTACATCTGATGGACGCATTGGTTTCAATAATAATTGTATATCATAAGGACAATTTAGAGGTTCCCCCCATTAATAATCAGGTAATCTTCCCTCCTGCGATTTATACATTGTTTCTGAAGATGTTTGTGTTGGTTCATCATTACCAGCAATATCATCATATTGAGAATAATGCTGTATTTCTCTTGTCCTTCTATGTTTAACATATTTCAATTCATGCCAACACTCTTGATTACATAATAATAATGTATGAATCATCTTATGTCGCATAGGTTTACCACTAGAATACATGCAATTAGGTTTATCCCTAACTCCAGTTTCTATAGTAATATATCTGGATGAAACTTTCCATCCATCCTTGATACGTTTCTCATTGTCTACTGGATCACCCTTAAAATATACCCACCCCTCTTCCCAGTCGCCATTTGGTCTTTCCCAGACCACATAATCGTCAACTTCGGGTTCGTACATTGTTATTCTGATTCTGTAGTTTCTGGAATATATACACCTGCTTTTAATCTATCTGGAGATATTCCTTGATCTAAGTACCATCTTATTCTACCATTACATTCTTCTCTAGTTAAATTAATGTCAACTCTATCATCAGGTACTTCCCATCCTGTAGTATCTAATTGGAGTACCTTGTAACGTCTAATTTCTTCAGTCATAATAATACTTATTTTAAGTATATATTAAAGTAAAAAACCGAGTTTGTCAAACAAACTCGGCAAGATAATAATCAACTGTGACTTCTAGTTTTGCTGCTTCTCGTTCACATTCTTCTATGAACTTTTCCAGCATTTCATCAGTCTTATTGATGAAGTGTTCTTCACTTGGCATTAGAATCCTCCTTACAGGTACATGCATTTGATATGTTACGGAGTTTAATATAAAGATTAGAGGAGAAATCTGTCTCCTCCTGGTTTAATAACTCCGTATTATTAAGTTTAAGAACTTCAACAAGATACTTAATCTCTTGTTTAGTTAGGTCAATTAACATTGTTATAAAAATAAAATGAGAGAGTGGGGCATCTGCAAGGTTTCACCTATATGCCCAAATTTACCCTATGGGAATCGCTTACACCTGAACCCCCAGAACTTAATTGGGGCATAGGAACCACATATCCCTCACATCATAAGGACAATTTAGAGGTTCCCCCTTAAAGTATTTGTTCTAATGGTGAAGTAACTGCATCTATTCTATCTTGTATTATCTTACAATATTCTTCAGATAATTCTACTCCAATAGAATCAAACTCTAATTCTTTTGCTGCTATTAATGTAGTTCCAGATCCAGCAAAAGGATCATAAACTGTTCCTCCTTTAGGTGTTACTAACTTAATCAAATATTTCATCAATTCCATATTCTTAACTGTAGGATGATTGTTTTCAATAGTTCTATTATGCGTTCTTTCTTTCACCGAACTCTTAGTGGAATAAAAGAATCGACTAGCAGTTCCTTCATCACAGTATGTTGTATCACCAATGTATCCACCTCCACCAAATACACCTCCTCCATATTGTCTACCTTGATAATCTTCTGTTCCATAATTTCTTGCCCATCCATTACCTCTTTCACCAAATCTAGCAAACTCCTTCTCTACTTCCTCACTACCATCATGTAATACATTACCTGCCCATCTTCCAGACTCTAATCTACTTTCTTCTATATTAATTCCACCCACACCATGCTTCTGACAATTCTTAACTATTGTCTTCTCTGATATAGGTTTTTGTGCTAATAATATAGGTTCATAACAGGGTTTAAGACCAGTTCCCCATCCTTCCCAATTAGGATCTTTCTTACCTATATTCTGACTCTTTGGCATACCTTGACCATATAACCACATCAATACGTCTTTAATCTTTAGACCTGAATCTTCAACTGCACATGTTAATCTATGAAAAGTTTTTGATGCACCGAATATCACCAAATAACCTCCAGGTTTTAGTGGTTTAGATATAGATTCCCATGTAGATTTCTTAAATGCAATACAATTCTGGTAAGAATCCCAATCATTACCAAGATATTCTATTCCATAAGGGGGATCAGTAACTACAGAGTCAACTTGACCCTCATAGTTATCTGAAAACCTTACACAATCATCATTGTAACTTAGACAACTCACGCTCATACTTCTTAAATCTCTCTTGTTGTTGTTTTAGTTTTAATTGAATATGTGCTTTAACAGCAATTTCATCAATTTGCTTTAATTGTAGTATAACATCCTTTCTTGATTTTGCGTAGTCTAAATGTTGCTCAAAATAATTATAGAATTTCTTTTCACATAACATTGTCTGACCAGTTCCAATATTAGTATTTGTAAATCCTAATTGGTCATACAAATTGAATAGAGATACTTTATTACCATGAGCATCAATACTTAAGATCCAATAAGAATCTAACTCACTCTTGCAGATCTTATCAACTAAACGATTAAAGGCACACATATTTGGTTGCCCATTCTTTTTATATCCAAATTTAATATTAACAAAATTATCTGAGAAAGTAATATCTTGCATCTTCCTTGTTTGCTTACCTTTACCTTTTTCAGTTACAGGTAAAGCAAACCTATCATCTCTATCAACCAATTTATTTGCCAATACTTCTTCTACTTTCTCACCATAAGAATGTCCTGGTTCTTTTACTGTAGGATCAAATCCAACTTCTTCCAACACAGATGGTAGAAATTCTTTTACAAGATCAACAATATAATCTTGCTCTTCTCTAGTAATCATAATAAATTAGTATTCACCATAAGGACAATTTAGAGGTTCCCCCCCCTAACC